TCAAGCAACGAGTCTGACTTGTTTATCCATTTCGAGCTTTACTTCTAGCATCATCAGATGGTCGTCAATAACCCCCTCTGCGTTCTGTAGCTTTTTGCCAATATGCCCATCTGAGCAGTGATGTTCTTTCGATAACGGCATGAAAGTTTTCCCAAATACGTAATAATCAAACAACAAGTTATGGACCACTGGGTGTTTACTATTTAATCCAGCCATAACACCTGAAATAGTTAACCCGTCCTCATCACAGCGTTAAACTCGGCTCTTTACTTTTGATGGGATTAGACCTGAAAATCCTACGGCGATGGGAGGCTTGCATTAAAGAGATCGGGCATTGAAAACTTTCGCTTTCATGACCTTCGGCACACATGGGCCAGTTGGTTAGTTCAGGCAGGTGTTCCGCTGACAGTTTTACAAGAAATGGGGGGCTGGGAATCTATTGAAATGGTGCATCGATATGCTCACCTATCACCAAACCATTTAACTGAACATGCGCGTAAAATTGATGAGCTAATGAGTATTCGTGTCACTAATCTGGCACTTTTAAAAAAGGTTGTTGATAATTAGGGGGTAAACAGAGGGTAACTCATTGATTTTAATGGTACGCCCTACAGGGCTCGAACCTGTGACCTACGGCTTAGAAGTCCGTAACGGTTTGTTTTCTATAGTTTTCCAGTTAGTTCATTCTATTTCACCATATTGAAATTAAAGAGTTTTATAGGCTTGTTTAGTTTCCAATGGTTTCATATTATTTCATCACAACCTGACCCACTACCTGACCCGTTCAATATGGCAAGCACACTACTCACCGATTCAAAGATCCGGGCGCTGAAACCTAAAACATCAGCCTATTATACATGGCAAGCGTCAGCCACGCGCGGCACTGGTCGCCTCGGGTTAAAAACGTACCCATCTGGGCGCAAAGTGTTTGTTTATCGCTACTACGTGGCGGGGAAAGAGAAATTTATAATGCTCGGGGACTTTCCGGCACTATCTCTCGCTGAAGCATTAAGCAAATATCAGGCCGCTGCCGCTGACACATCCATCATTAAAGCAACACCAGTTGAACACGCGACGATAAAACAACTTTTTGATGACTACATAGCCAACCAGAAGCGCCTAGGTAAACGTTCGTATGATAAGACTGAAAATAGACTTAACCAGGTACTAAAAAGCCCTCACATCAACGAGAACACCCCAGCCAGAGATATCACCCCAACACATATTAAAATGGTGCTGGCCGAAGTGATAGAGCGAAATGCTATTGCTGGTTCAAATAAAATCAGAACAGCACTTCACGCCGTTTTTAACTTTGGACTTCACTCAGATAATGACCCTGCCAAAATTGGTGAAAAAACCATTTATGGGCTGACAATGAATCCTGTAACGGTAGTGCCTCCGCAGGCTGGAGCAAGCAGGGCTCTGGATAGATTTCTGTCTTGGGATGAGTTGCACGCACTTGTTGTTGAATGCCGAAAGTCAGCTTTGGGATGCTCCCTGCCGACTGATCATGCTCAACTGGTTTTATTGTGTATTTTCACTGGAGGTCAGCGTCCATGGGAATTAATGACCAACTTAAAAACCAATTGGGATAAATCAAATAACACATTGACGGTCCCGCCTGATATATCCAAAAACGGTGATTATCACGTAATCCCCCTCTGCAAATCGGCAATTTCGGTACTTGAAGAAATGGAAAGACGGCATTCTAAGTCCCCCCACATCTTCCCAGCCGAAACCAAAGAAGGGCATTTGCTTACCAGTGAGTTTGCAAAACAAATCAACAAATTTTGTAAACGGACTGAGTTTGAGAAATTCACTCCTCGAGATATTCGCAGAACCTTTAAAACTCTAGGCGGCGAGATGGGGCTCAGTTCTGAGCTAAGAGATAGAGTACAAAACCATAAGAAACCAGGCGTTTCATCAAAGCACTATGACCGATATGACTATCTCAAAGAAAAGCGCGAGGCCGTGGATCTGTGGGAAGAAAGAATTATGCGAATGTTTAACTCGCCCAAGGAAACGTTAAAAACAGATTGAACTTTACACGCAAAATACTGTATAAAAAAACAGTAACGTAATGGGGAGTAAAATCATGATCCGTATCGAAGTGACTGTTGATAAAACCAAGGGGTTACCTGCTGGCGCTCTGTCTGCTCTAGCTATTGAGTTTAATGATCGCGTAAAGCGTCGCTATCCAGATGCGGAAGCCACAATAAGATTGGCGAGTATGGACGGGTTGAGCGTATTGGGTGGGCTGCCTCACGACAAAGAAGTGATTCAGGAGATTTTGAAAGAGACGTGGGAGAGTGCTGATGATTGGTTTCAGGCTTAGTTAGCACTAAATCATGGCCCTATTTACTAATTTTTGACTAATCTGTATTCAGGTGTTGACATTTTAATACTGTACTAAAATATACCTTCTGGTATTATAGATTACATAAATAACTGTAATTATATACAGCGCCGCATCTGAAAATCGTTTGTTTTTTTGGAGCGGTCTTCTATTGTCTAAATTTAAACCAAAGGAGGCTTATCATGGCTTATTCTGCAATTGCGGTAGCTAATGCCTTCATTGAGAAGGCAAAGGCGAAGGGTATAAAAGATCTTACGCCAATGAAATTGCAAAAGCTCGTCTTCTATGCTCATGCATGGTCACTCGTGATGAATGATTGTCCGCTGGTGAAGGACAAGGTTTATGCTTGGCCGTATGGCCCTGTTATCGAGTCTGTTTATCATGAGTTTAAGGCATACGGATCTACCAATATTACTAATCTTGGTACAGAATTCGAATGGGACGAAGACCCGAACACATTAGTGCGAGCAAAATATGTGGCGCCTGAGATTCCTGCCTCTGATCGCGCAACTCAGTCCCTAATCGATGCGATTTTAGACGCGTATGGTGATGAGGATGCGATTTCTCTCTCTAATTTAACCCATCGGGCTGGATCTGCTTGGGCTACTACCATGGAGGAATATGGTGGTGGTGGAAGTGTTCGAAACGTTATCATCCCTGACGCGGTAATAAAGGAATGTACTGCAAAGGAACTCGGCCTAAGTGATTGATCCAAAGCTTTCATTATCTGAGAAGAAATCAGAGCTTGAGAAACTAGTTAAACTTGCGAGACAAAAAGTTTCGCAAGCTGAGACTCCGAAGGATAATAAACGCTCATCCTTAGAGCGTCAGATGATGGAAGGAGATCAAGAGGCTGATGAAAAGGCCTTTGATGATCTTAAAACAACTGTTGAAGGATTAACCAAAGCTGTAGAGAAAATCGATACGAGGTCTGGTGAGCTTAAGAATGACCTCCAGGAGCAACTCCTGGAAATGCGAGAAACATATGCCAGAAAAGCATATCGATTTGTATGGTTGTGGTCAGTTGCTCTAATTGTAATTTTGATCTTGCAGGGTGCCAAATATCCGGTAATAAAGCTTTGGGCTCTAGAGATAAGGGCTTTCGATTTCGACCTTGATCCAAAGGTACTCATCGCTCTTATTTCCGGTGTTACAGTTAATATTGTCGCAGTATTTGTAGTCGTAATGCGAAATCTTTTCCCCTCCGATTCAAAAGAGAAAGATGAAAAGAAAAAGAGTAAATCTAAAAGTTAACCCGGCCCCGCTGCCGGGTTTTTTGTGCCTGTAATCTTGATATGTTATGAACTTGTTATCATAATCAAATTGCAACACCAGAGATTACTTCGCTCAACATTGATCCTTTAGCCCACATAGCCTCGCGTGGGCTTTTTTGTGTCTAATGCCATGAATAAGCCGGGCAATTTAGCCCGGCTTTTGTTTACACTTTAGGCGCTACAGGCCATTCGATATCAGGCGCTTTTGATGTGTCAATACGGTTCAGCAAGACACGATAAGTTTTCCATGCAATGAGTTGCTCTTTCTCTTCATCCGTTGCTATTTCTGTATCTACCGCATCTTGCAGTGGTGCAATCTTCGCCGCCGCTGTATTTAGTAATCGGGTTTTCTTTTCTTCCGCTTCCTGCACTGCTGCGGCCTTTTGCAAGACTTTATCCGTTACCCATTTCGCGCCGCTCCACTTATCGTAATCGGTCTGCGGAGCCAGTAACGTCAATGTGTCCGGCAACTCGCCAATAAAGCTGATTTCTTCTGGTTGACCGGTTTCAGTGCTATATGCCACCTTGCCGCGCAAATCAGCAACGATTTCCCATGCGTTGCCAGCATCATTGCGGCGCACGGCCTTATCTTGTTCTGTGGGTAATACAGGCGAGTCAGCATAACCGCTAGCGGGCAAGCCAACCCCCAGCGGTAGGTACTCATTATTGACGCCGATAAACTCTTGCGATTCGGTGTCTGCACTATAAACGGCGATCCAGCCAGCACGAATAGCGAAGCCATCTTCTCCAATCTGCGCGGCTGGGATGTCGAGTGTATATTTAGTCATTATAAAGCCCTTACTATGTAATTGAATGCGATGTTTCTCATACGTGTTTCTGCTGCTGTGCGTGCAACACGAGAAGCATCGAATGTAATACCCCCGATATTTCCAGCACCGGTAGCCTGTTGCCCTAGCGCGTTATATACCTCCATTGAACCAAATGCGCCGGTTGTCACAACCCCTGCAACTTGTTTGCTACCACCCATGTAGAAATCACCTGTAATGTTTTGCAATGCGTCAAGCTGCTGTGACAGCAACACTCGTCCTGCGTCCACCCCTCGTCCGTCGTCCCAGCCTCTGATAGCGTTCGCACGCATGTCGGGGAGTACACCAGAAGGGTATTTAAGGGCTAACCTTGGGTAAGTTGATGTGCTAAAAGCAGCACCGTTACACTTCAAATACCCAGAGGGGACACTGGACAGGGGGTAAGGCATTGGGATACCAATCAGTTGATCGGTCAGGTAAGTGTAAAGATCCGTACCCCACACCGAGCCGTAGATATTACCGTTGGTGGATAGTTGTGCCGAACCGTTTCCAGCGCGGACACTACCTACTGATGTGATATTACCAGTGACGTTCAATACTTTCGGGATTGTGACATCACCAGTGGTTTTATTGATGGAAATAGCCACCCCAGCCGCGGTAGAAACTATACGTGTATTCCCGCCTGAATCGATATCAAGAAATGCAACGTGCACACCGTCTTTATCGAATAAATCGATTTGCCCACCCTCGGCACTGTCTGGCATTGGGTAGACTTCGAGGCTCTTTACGCCAAGTACGCCTGCCAATTGAATATTGGCGTCGGTGGTATTAATGAAAGGCAGGTTAATATCTTTAGTGCCATCAAAATCTACACCGCCGATTTTTCTCGCTGTCGCCAGTTTTGTTGCTGCCGCTGCGGTGCCACCGATTGGCAATGAAGCATCAAGCGCGGCCTTTACAGCTTTCGGTGTAGCCGCTAACACTTCGCTGACGCTGCTAATCGAGCTGCTTAACTGAACAATTCCTTTTTGCGCGGTAGAGGCTGAGGGTAGGTTACTATTGGCGTAGCTCTTAATCGCCAATTCCAGACTGTTCAACAACGTTGCCATCTCGCCATTATCGAGGACATCATTGTCAGAATGGTTAGCGATGAACTCAGCCAGCACAGATGCAACAAAGGATGACTGACGCCAGACTTTATTTAGCTGCTCAGACTTAGCGACCCCTGACGAGAACCCGCCTGCACGTGCCGCAAGTACCTCATATTGTTCTTGCGTCATTACGTTAGATTCAACGCCGATCCCAAAAGGGAGAATTTCATTCTTAGCCATGTGCTTTCCTTAATGATAAACCCCATGACGAACGGTCAAATCCTGAGGAGTATTCGTTATCTAAATCGAAGCCGAACAACGCACCGACCTCAGTTGAAATGATGTAATTCGTGACGCCAACACCAGCCGGCTTGACGTCTAAATATCCCTGAGCAATAACTGCCCGCATCACTGATGAGATTTGCTCACCGGCAATGTAAATAGTCATGGTCATATCAAAGTTATCGACAGCAAATATCTTGGTTCTACCATCCGGAAAAATGCTCTGGTAAATGTCGCTTAGGGTTTCTACTGTGCCGTCCCAATGGTTAGCTTGTATCTTTGCCCGAAGTATCGTGCGGTACGTCTCATCGTCCAATCGAGTGAAGCCTGTTAACGAGTCATACGGCCCTTTCCAACTTCCCAGATCAAATCCCAGACCATCGGTATCCATTGAAAAATAGACATCGGTTATTGGCGTTCTGATGTTTCGGCCAATACCTACCCACAAACCGACCGCATCCTCCTGATTGCCTATCGAGCTATCGAGGTCAAAGTCATTTGTGAGTTGATTTGTCGTTTTCTGGATACCGAGGAATGGCGCTGTGATTAGGGATATATGATCGTAAAACTTAGGCTTCTTCTTGTGATAGGACGTGATGAGACTTTGATATTTAGTCTCACTCATTAAGTCACCACTAAAGTTATATTCTCAGGCACACAAGCTGCTGCGTCATTGAATGCTATTTCGATATTACTTTCAGACAGTGAAATAGGTGATGTGCCAATTTCTAATAGGGTAATATCGTAAGTCAGCCGTTCAATGCTGCCATTTAACTGTGCGGGCAAATCGAGCCGCTTAATTCTCACCGGTTCGCCAATTTCTATTGCGTTAATATATTCAACTATTGAGCTCTTAATGTCGGTCCCAATAGATGAGGTGTAGCCCTGTAGCGCTTTGATTTCCAGCCTGGCATAAATCTGCACAGTGCCTTTTCGGAAGAAATGAATGGGGTGAACAATCCCATACCGGTCTGTGATCGGAATTGTTGTGGTGCCATATGTCCCAGAACCCGGTCCCTTTTTCAAGGCGATGGCTTGAGCGATTTGTGTCGCGTCACCGCCATCAACAACAATAGAGATTGAGTGGCTGGGTATTCCGTTTGCATCTGTAATGCTGGTGTCATTCTCATAGCCGCGATATCGCTCTACCCCACTGATACCAGCAATGGCACCCAGAATACCATCAAGCACCGTACGTGATGGAAGTGCCACTGAGTCCGTTTGTCTGACGCGTAACTCCGCATCCATCTCTACAGGCTTGCCGGGAGTCGCCCCTATTGGGTTATTGACGCTTAGCCAGCCTCGCGTCGGTGTTGCTATTTCGTTCACAGTATTGGCCAGTGCAACAATCGCACCTGGTACTGAGCAAATAGCCGTTGCGGTTGCCGTCCCATCCAGACCAATAATCACACTTACCGGTAAATCCCAGCGAACGCCATCAGCATCACGCGCGGCCCCATTGGTAATTTCCAGCCCAACATTACCTGTAATCAACAGATCAACGGTTGAGTTTGTCTCCTTATTGCGCTTAATGCCGTTAATTTTCACATTACTGGAAAGTCCATTTCCTACTGCAGTAGCCGGAGAGAATGAGTTATAAACAGCAATGGCGCTATTGTTCGCGTCGTGGATTGCCAGCGCGTAAATACTGACCATTTGCCCATCCTTACTATCAGCATCCAGATAACTGTCAGTGCCGTAAATCTCCTGAAAATAACTCACCAACGTGCTGCGGATAGTCTCAAAATCGGGCGCAGTTATCCCCGTAGCGCTGACAATTGCATTCAGCCCTAGCGTATCAAGGTTTAACATTTAAGCCTCGCTGGTAACGGTTGTGGTCCCGTAGATAGTGTCTATTGTTGCGGTAAAAGTGACGCGGCGAGACTCGCCGGTATAATTGGCTTCAAACTCAAGGATCGCGTTAACGCCCTGCGTATCAAGGATGCGCTCACGGATAGCCAAAATGTAAACATCAGACCGTTGCTTGCCGAGTACAGACTGGATATAAGGCGTACCCTCAGTTAAATCTAAAAACCATTGGCCGCGCCATAACTCAAAGCGGGTTTTCACTGCCTGAGCGACCGTCTCCGGAGAGTCGATAAGAAAGGTGTTATCACCCTGCCCGAATGTGTAGTCGCCGTTTTCGTCCTCTCTGCGATACCTCATACCGGCCCCCCTGTTTCACCACCACCAGTTTCTACACCACCGTGCTTGTGGGATTTGAGACTGACACCACCAGCAGTGACGTCATTGGTGACAGTAATAGGTCCAAGCATATTGGCATCACCACCGCTTTCCCCCATACCTTGACTGAGAGAGCCGTTTATCGTTACTGCTCCATTTAGCACAATAGTGGGTGAGGTAATCTCGGTGCCGCCTTGAGCGTTCGCTATCAGCTTGCCTGATGTCTGCACGGTGACGGTGTGATCTGCGGGGTTAATTTCAACATACGCACCACCATCATCACTACGGAACTGCGCGGCACTGGTGCTGATACCGCTGATTTTCTTTGCCTGCGACTGGGGGCCAATGATGGCGAATGCATCCGATAAATCATGCTGACGGTCATCAACCGTCTCTTGTATGTCGCCTGACTGGTGCCAGAAATCGATACATCGATCACCAAAAATCAATAAGCACTCATCCCCAGCCTTGATGGGAAACGTCATGGTGACACCACCGCCTCGAGGGAATATAACGGGGACATTGGTCAGTACCGATAGATTGGTTGATTCCCCGCCCGACTCGCCCTTAATACCGATCTGAATATCACAAGTTACGCTGTCAGCATTAAATGACTGAACAATCCCCGGCATCGATACACGCAACTGAGACGACACAGATGATTGTAACGTTCGCAGTGTTTCGGCTAGCTCTCCCGAACGGGAGTCTGTTGATACGGTCATGGAAAAACTCCAATAAAAAACCCGCACATTGGCGGGTTTAATAATTAAATTCACGCTACTTTATTTTATAGCTGAGCATGTTTTATTTATAGCATCACCACGAGGGCGATTATCTGCATCTAATAATTGAACTACTTGTTTGATAGATTTTGAATCTTTCGGGAATATCGTTGTGTAATGATTATGCATTCCACCGTTAGCTCCCCACACATCAAAAGCAATAACAAATGCATCACCCAGATCTCCGTAGGGGTACTCATCAATAGTTACGTTTTCGGTGAGTTCATTGTTAATAAGCACAGCATATTTGGTTTCAGATGCATTCATATGCATTGAAAAAATATTATCTCCGCACTTGAATTGCATTGGTTGGTTAGCGAAAGAATTAGCTGAAAAAAATACTAATACGCAAAGTAATAGTTGCTTCATTGATATTATTCCTAATCTGGCAATTTCTTACATGGGAATGAACCGATTATCTTTATGGCATCCATATTGTTTTGTAAGAGTTGGACATTTAGAAAAGATTTACCATCTCGTTTGATGAATTGAAAGCCGTACATATTGCCATCACGAGCAGGCATAAGCCCCATGTCTGTTTTAGTATTTGCGTAATCACCCTGCGATTTTATGAAGGTAATTTTCTGAGAGGTCACTTTTTCGCCGTTAACGCGAATAAAGCCATCGTTATCATTTGCTTCCAAGTGATAACCAGAACATTGGAAAGCGGCATTTACTGTAGACGCACCACCTATCAGAGCAAAAAACAAAATTAACGATTTCAATTTCATTGCATTTACGCCGTTTTATTAAAATTGGAAGATGACCACAAATCCCTAGCCCCTCGCGCTTCACACATCATGTCCATATAAAACGGGTTGCCGCGCGTATCGCCAGTATAGCTAATCCCCCTGACGATATACACACCATCGGTCGCGATGCTGGCCGGAGGGTTGACCAATCCGCTAACGGTCACATTGCCATTATCGTTTTGATCTTCAAGCCTGCCGCCTGACATCTGAACATCACGACTGGCAAGCGTCGCGCGATAGACTGATTCCTGATCCAACTGAATAAGCCCATTCAACCGAATATTAGGATTGATTAGGCAACGAACGTTAACACCCGACCCGATAGTTTGCTGAGGCATGCCAATCAAGCCAGTATTACTGTTTAGCACGACTGCCTCATGCACATATTTATCGTTCGGTACCATATCCACCTTACCATTCACGAATTGCCAAGTGGACTTGCATTGCTTAGCAACATTATCCAAGTAATCCCGCGTCATGCCGTACATGGTTTTACCACGAGGGAATACCGTAGGTGGCATATCCGGCATGATGCCCTGAGTGATGCCGAATGGCGCAAGGTTACGCATAAGCAGATTGTTAATATCGGCCACAGTATAACCCGCCGCTACTGTCTGGTTTATTGTGGCGTTAATAAATGCGTTATGACCATCGATAGCCTGAATGAGAATAAACGTATCTGTGGGATTGTCTCTGCCGGTAATGGTATAGCGGATATCACCTGAGAAAATCTCACCGAAGTTAGCCTCTTCTTTTTGTCCGTCCGGAGAGGTTGAACCATCATAACCAGCGATTAATCGTAGCTTTGAAAACTCAGTACCGGTGATCCGGTTAATGGTATTTTGTGACAGATTATATATTTTGAAGATGGCCGCACGAGGGAATGAAGTGTTGTACCACTCAATATTAAATGTCACTTTAAAATCAGTGAAATTAATCCCTTTGCCTTCGTTATCCAATAGCATCAATTCAAAGTGGCGTATCCAGTTCTTACTCATGAAAACCTCATAAAAAAACCCGCTCAGTGGCGGGTTGAATTGAGTGGAATTAATCTAGCTATTCTGCACAAAGTATAAATGGCTACCGGTGCCAAGATTGGTTTTGGTGGGGTATTCCTCGCGACTATCATCGCTGAGCACGGCAAAAATGCCACTGATCCCCAGATCAGGGTATTGCTCTATCAGGTCAACGCCGACCACCAGCGGAACGCCACAAAGCATGTCAGTACCGCCGCTATCTCTGACATCCATAACCCACCCAGCCACATCACGATAGACCAGTCGCAGGTTAAGCACGGTTTCACCGAGCGAGATATTGAAAAACTGGTTATTAGCCGTTAACGGGATTTCTTGAACATTCACGCAAGTTTCTCCTTTACCCAGCCAAGACTAGATTGCAACAAAGATTTATTGCCCGGTGCTGGTGCCTTGGTGCCGGTGTTTTGCATCGCTGAGGTGCTTACTCCATCCTGCATATTCTCTTTATCGGCTACCGTAACAGACTCAGTTTGAGACAGGATGACTTCACGCAGAGTGAGAACGCACATCAACACGTTTTCACTGGTTTTATCAGTCGTCACCTCAATAGCGCGGATAAGCATATTATTGTATTTCCGCTTACCTGTAATAACGTCTATCGGCTCCCTGCTCTCCTGTAGTTCGCGAAGTTCTTGATAAACTTCCTCCGGGCTTTTACCCAGACTCAAGCCTATGGTTGAGGTATCCACAAAATCCAGCAAGGAACCGCCACCAGCAAAACCGACCTCCATTGTCACTTCAGCGGCACGTTTATAAGCATGATCGTTTACTGCCGCGCCCACCTCGACGGGATGCTCTGTAATTTCCAGTGCGTCCTGATGCTTTTCAGAAATAATCACGCTGGGTACCAACACCCCTATTTTTCGAGTTTGCTGCCGGAAGATGGCAGAAAGAATATCCATTCATCCCCCTATCTGGTTACTGTGTTTAATTGCTGAGTGAGTTTTGCATTAACGCCAGTCTGTCTACCCGCAACCTCGTTACCTGCAGATACTGGATCGGATACACCGGATATATAAATGTTTGTCTCCTGCTGCAATCCTTGCTGTGGTACTCCACCAGCCGCACGAGTTATTAACTCGCTACTGTAAGGATTGCGCCCATTCTCATGATGGATAATGCCCCCCATCAATGCAGACATTACCTGCGGGTTTTCCAGATTCAAAACCGCATCAGGGTGAACATTGAGCATTTTCGATAGTTGAGCAATATAAGCACCTGTATTGTTTTCGCTGCCTGGTGCCCAAGTCGAAATAATATCAGTGAGCGTTTGCAGCGGTTTACCCGTTGTCTTGCCGGTAAAGTAACGCATTAGCTGCCGTGCCATGGCTTTGAGTCCATCATAAGCTGTCTCAAACTTCGCGAAGCGACCACCAGGGCGTTCCAGTGTTGCGCCATCCTGCCCTACGTAGTTAATGTTGCCCGGATTGTTATTCCGTATCCCTCTCGGGTCTGAGGGGGCACCTTCACCGCGAAACCACCGTCCAACACTTCTCGGATCAAAGCCGGTTTTATCCTTAACCCAATCGGCGGCGCTATTCGCGCTATCCGTTACCGCTGGCATAGCGTCCGGCTGATCGCTGCCCTGACTCAGTAGCGCTTTCCCTATTCTGGCCACCTCGCCCCAATTGCCCTCTTTCAATGCATTAATCAGCTCACCGATCATTGATAGCATCTTGCCGAACTCGCCGAATTGCTTCGTCAGGTTCTCGATGTCACCTTTTAGCGTCCAGTTTTTCAGATTAATGTTGAGTAGCCGGGCAATCTCGACGCCAACGCCTTTAATCGATTTCGTTAGCTCATCGATCCCCTTGAGCGCGGCGTTTATTTCTTGTTCCCACTGGCCCCAGTCAATCAGGCTTTCCCCGCCCTCTTTCCACGTCTTATAGTCGTCATACAGCGCAAAGAGCCCCGCACCCAGTGAGAGAATAATACCCACTGGCGACGTCAGGAACGCTGTGTTAAGTAAACGCCATGCCAACAACAACCCGCCAGACAACATAATGAGTTGCTGCGTGACCGGATCTAGCTTTTTAAACCAGTTGATGACATCACCGACAGCCTGACCAGTGCGCCACAATACGCGCGAGACGGCATCCCCCGCCCAGAGAATACCCTTGATAACCTTCATTAAGACCGCTTCAATCTTCGGCCAGTTATCCAGGAGCTGCTTGCGTAGAGCATCGATATCGCCCGCCAGTCCATTAGCCAGATTCGCACCAATCTTGTCCCGCGCCTGACCAAGCGTCATGGTGAGATTACGCATGGACGTCATAAAGCGGTTCGATTGCGTTGCGGCGACGTCGGCATTAAAGCCTATTCTTTTGGCGGTCAGCGCATACTCAGAGCTAAACTGCCCTAAGCCCTTACGCATTGCCATCAGCGTATTTTCATCAATACCCAACATCTGTGCGTACTGATTTGCGCGGTAGTACGGCATGCTGCTCAGTTTGGCACTAAGGCCGGTAAAAATGGCTGAAGTGTCACGCATGCTGCCGTTCGCACTGCGGGTCTGAATACCGAGGCGATTTAGAAAACCCTCGGCCCCCGGACTGTTACGGATAAATCGAGCAAGGCTTTCGAGTGAGCCTTGTGCTGATGCGGCATCTACGCCAAGTTGCGAAGCGGCATAACCTAACGCCTTGATACCCGCCACCGATGCGCCCGTACGCTGCGAAGCGAAATAAACCTTATCCAGACCGTCAGCAATCTTGGTGGTAAAACCAACAACGGCCAACGCTGCCCCTTCGACCACTGCGCCCATTTTCAGTACATTGGCCGTGACGCCGGCGACCACAGCGGAAAATTTCTTTTCTCCTGCCTCGTCCAGTTCAAAGCCAAGACTGACCAGAAAGTCCTTAATGGTTTCAGCGTTGCTCATTGTCGGCTCTCCATTTGTCTATTTTCGCCTGATTCTCAGCCTCCAGATCGAGGTAATCATTCATCAGTGCAATGTCGAACAGGTCGATATTCCCGCTTTTGATTTCCCCCATCGTCGTGAGTCGGTGCTTTACCGGGCGCAAGATAAAATCCTCCCCACCCGGAAAAGTATCCAGCATCAAGCCGCTGGCGGTTCCGCTGGTGCGCTCTCTTGGAGTTCGTGCAAAAAATTTCCCATTGAGTCACCCACCACCCGACCAACAATTTGCAACATTGCCATCAGATCAATGTCATCAAACATCAGTTCACCGCCGCTAAATATCGGGTTATAGGCTTTGCCGTGCTTACGTGTCACTATCGCCAAGCAAGGATGAATAATGGCGTTGCAGTCCTCGTCGCTGATATCAGAAAGTGACTGAGCGATACTGGGTAACGCCGTTTCAATCGTCACGGTACCGCTTCGCAAGTCTTTGAGGATGCCCGCCAGCAAAGGCAGCAACTTACGAGACACCTTCAACTGCGCGAATACGTCGAGTTTCTTAGAGCGGTACTCGATACCTTTAATCGTAAATTCCATTAATTACTCCTTAAAAAGTACCCAGCAGTTGGTCAACCTTGATGCAGTCAAATACCCATGCCACCAGCGCACCGTCTTTGGCGTTATTGAAATCGGGCTGCTTTTGGAATGCACAGCCCCGCGCGGCGAACGTGTCACCGCTGGCGGTGTTGCGGATCAGAATGATGTTGTTGCCCCAGGTGGCACTCGACTGCGCCTGCGCGTTATACATAACCGATAACTTGCGATTAGTCGGGCTGGTTTTCAGTAGATTTACCGTCACCGTGCCACCGTTGCCTGCATGTAGGCTGTGCATCCCCTCACCATCAGCACCAATGGTCATGGTGTTCTTATTCTCGATCATTGAGGTGGTGATCCCCTCATCGGTGACGGCGGCGCCATAACCTAAATCGAATGAACCGCCCACACCCACAATGGAGGCGGTAATATCCATAAAGCTATAAGTTGACATTTATCAGCTCCTTAGCGGTTAACATTGATGATGACATCGGCGTAGTGAACCGCACCGGCCAACTTGATTGCAGACTGCATCACCGGTGCTTTACGCCCCTCACGGTCAGCCTGCGCCTGATCTGCCACTGGTGGTGCGTAGACGTAATAACCCTTGGTCAGCGTGTCGCCGGTTTCCAGCACGCCGAAACTATCACCGCCCCACACACCCGGAGCCACCAGCCCGTTAGTGACCGACTGATCCAGTGATTTCTCTACATTGGTCAGCAAGCGGGTTACACCGGCGTCCGTCTGTGGAATTTTGGTGGTGCTGGTATACAGCAGGTTATAAAGGTTGTTCTGTACGTAGTTCTGCAACCAGTCGAGGCCGTGACGCTCATCGAAGAAATCACCGTTGCACATCACACCTTCCTGAATAATGGCCGTGTCGTTGTCGTAATTGACGAACACATTGCAATTCTTCGCTTTCAGCGCATTAGCTTGTGATTGGGTCAGTGATTCGGCGGTAATGCCGGGCTGCTGTTTAAATTTCAGCGTGATGGTGGTGTTATTGCCGTTAAAGTTCACGGTAAAGGCACGACCAAAGATAGAGGCGGCTGCGTATGGGCTGGCGCTGGAATACTGCACCAACGTACGCGCATAATTTGCCGCTTTTAATTTGCTGGCGATATCCGTATCAATGTCCGCATCCAGCGCAGAGGTTTTCTGCGTAGTGTGGCCGTAAATCCGCGATACATCGTCACTTTGGATAAATGAGGCGATGCTGATCACATCATCATCACTCAATGACGGGTCAGCAATAATCAGCCCATACCAGCGGGTAGACATATCAGCCAGCTTATAAATACACGCCTGAATGGTTTCCATCGCCAAGCCCTGAACGGGCAGCGCTCCGGCACTCTCAATCAATCCCATCAACACAGAGATATCCGTGCCGGTGGTATCGGCCGAGCCATAGCCTACTGATGATGTTGCACCAGTGGTTTTGGATGTGATGATGAAACGGCTACCATTCCAAGTCACAGTGGCGATGAGAATCGATTCCTCAACTCGGGCCGCAACACCATTCAGGTTTAGTTCATTAGTCCAATCAACGTCACTGACCACGGTTTCAACACCATCAACGGTGATTTTCATGGAGCCATCAGCAACGGCAGTAAAGTTAGCCATAAGCTGTTGCGTTGGGTTTAAAATCGCACCGCGCAATAGTCCGGCTACATCCTCTTTCACCCACCGACCCACAAAGGAATCAATCGGCTGAGGGGATTGCTGATAATACAAATTAGCGGCTTGATACTCGGTCGCATCCAGACCAAAGTCAGATGCAATATCTGTCGCGCTTGAATAGCTGCGCAGACGTTCGTGAGCATCGATAACAGGCGATGGGCCAACCACCAGCAGGGAACCAAAGTTCCGCGCCATGGCAGCACGCACAGCCATATTCACCGTCACATTGACGATGTTAGAAACAGGTAATCCCTGCGACATGGTTATTCTCCGAAGAATTTAACGGGTGCGGAGGTCAGCGATTTAATGCCGTACTCGCGGATGACTTTGCGGCGCAATTTGACGGTAATGTCGAAACGGCGTACCCACTTGTTATTAATGAGTTCAGGAAAGGGATTAATACGACTGTAGCGGGCGAGGGAAAGGCCCATCTTTACCAGTTCATCATTGTTTTGGGTGATGGTCAGACCGTCACGGAATTGAGTTGCATAACGCTGACCACTGGGGCCGTAGAAACTCGCCATACATTCAATTTCTTCGTGCCGCCATAACTCGGTGCTGTTTTCAGTTTGGTTCTCAAAAGCTGGGCTGGCATCGTCAGGGATATCAATTATCCCAAAGCCACACCAATTAATATCAGCCTCCATAATGGGTGGCTGTACTGCCGTCCATCTTGGGCGAACGTGACCATCGGGAAGTCCTGACACGCCTCGCACCCACTGACTGAGTAAGCGTTCCAACGTTTCATCGTAAGCGGGTCCATCAGAAATGGGGGTTAGCCACCCAGCCTCATTACTGCTGTTGTTGCTCAATGGGGATACCTCCATCGAACGGCAGGAGTTCACAGTGCGCCTGAACGAATCCCGCACCGTATGCCGTATAGGGGTCAACAAATGTCACGCGATAATCGCGATTTTGATAAGTCACGATATCGGCATCCAGCCCCGTCTGCCCTTGGGTCAGCCTCTCGACGGTCACAATAAGAATTGCGCCGCCAATAACATTCCCTGACATCATCCGGCGTGATTCAAGCGATCGGTCTACAGTAACCACACCCGCAAAACCCTTTTCAATGACGGTGTTTGTGGCGAATCCATCAGCATCAACCGTCTGAGTGTTTCGTTTAACGACCAGTGACATGTCACAGAAGTCCGGATCAAACAGCACGTCAGTCACATCAAGATTTGGCATTTTTACTCCTCACAACATACGTCATGGCGCGGCGATACTGCCCCTCATCAATCAGTGGGCGAGCGTTGGTATTACTGATTAACTGACCAGAGTCATTCTTATCCATAATGGCTCCGTCTGCAGCTCGTCGGGCTAATTCCCTTGCTGCGCCCTTTCGTCCACGCCGAGCCCTTGCTGCGATCGTACTGTCAGCTAAGGGAACGAGATTGGTGATAGTCATGTAGCGCTTGACGGCATTGCTGGCTATTTTCCCAGCCTGATTAAGTGCTTTATCCGCGGCCCCTGAGTTACCATCAAACGTGGCTTGTGCTGCCTGCTTGAGTTTTTCTATCGTCCTATCCTGTACAGATTGAACGCCAGGTTGCAGATGGGTCCGCGCTGGGATGTTTTGAGCGGGAGAGCCGTACTCGTTTATGTAACCTATTTGAGCATTACCTATTGTTACCTTCTCTCCCTCCTCTGGGCTTCGGCCACTGGTTGACTCGGGAATACCCACCAGCACATCCTTATTACCGATGGCCTTAAGCGCCGCCAGCACATCATTTGTTTTATCTACCCGTACCTTTAAGCCGCTTTTCATAGCTGCCGCCCCCCAGCGCCAAACATGAGGATGATCTGGTAGAACTCAGCACCGTAGCGTGTGAAATTCCAGAATCCGGCATCAGGGTTCAGCGTGGCGCTATTGTCATAGCTCACCGAAACCTTATCGACACTCTTAGATGCCGCTACACCATTGGTTGCTCCACTAGCACCGCCCAGCGCCGCCGATTGCATGTCTTTCGCTTGCAATGTCATGTAATGAGCGACAAATAACTCAACCAGATAGGGGAACATATTACCCAGCAGGTTCTCATCAAGAAGGTTGTCAGCAAGCGATAAGCGGAATTGTATTGCGGTGTTCGTGTATCGGGCCTCATTCTCAAACTGAGGGAAATCAGTCCTGAACTGCGCTGGTGTCGGTAGGTTTTTGTTCCTTGCCATTTGCTTTCACCTTCGGCTTAGTCAGCTCATCGATTTGCTTCTGCATCTCAAGGATGGTGTGATCACGCGCCACAAGCTCCAGTGCTTGATCATCGATTTGCTTCTGCATCTCAAGGATGGACGCTTGCAGGTCGGTATTACTTTGCTCGATCTCACCGTCAATAACTTCCGCGTGTGCCAGAGTGAACCAATGCTCAGCAATGTCTTTGGTGACCGTGTGAGTGCCAACGAGAAAGGCGATATCTTGCTGACCAGGCAGGGACAATTTAAAGGGGGTGTGTACTGCAATTTTCATCATTTCACCTTACTGGCCTCCTGCGAGGCCATCAGAGTTATTAAATGCCGTCGAAATAAGCCAGCGTTTCGATGTAAGGGGCTTCAACCACACCCAACTTCCCGTAATAGGTCACCAGCTGCCACAGTCCGCGATACTGGATCGGGATGCTGGTCAGCGGCACTAATGGGAATCGCACATATTTACGGTCGTTGGTGTAGGCCACCATCCGATCTTTTTCCGCCACACCCGCACCTTTCAACCATTTCACCGCACGGATATTCAGAGGAATACCGTTCTGGTGGAAAGCGATAGTGTTAGTGGTCAGGTAGGTCAGTAATGACTGATTACCCGCATCAGACACGATAACTTGCGCCAGATAAGCGTACTGCTCAGGGGGTAACAGTAGGTCTTTAGGTACCACGGTATAGCCAGATGCAGCCCATGCATCGGAAAGCACCTTGTTAATGGAATCGCGAATTTCTGCAACGGTCGAGGTCAGCCACGGTTTCACCGCATTACCAATCGCCACGCCGGTATAGTTAGCCAGACCTTTTACGCCCAGATCGGTATCACCGCGATAAACCTGTTCATCGGCATCCATATGCCATTTCAACACCATGCCGTCATATTTCTGCGTATCAATTGGACGGCCCACTTGTTGAGCGGCAGCTAATTCAATCACTGTCCAACCCAACTCCATCCCCCACAAGGTCAGCGGGAAACCTTTTTTATCGATATCAACATTAACACCTGCGAGTGCCGTTGATTCCTGACTAACCCAGTTCTTACCTTTTGGATTGGCACCGGTACCAGCAACACCAAAACCGGTTTTAGTGAATGAGCTGATCTCGTCAGCAATATTCACATCTTCACGAAATTGAATGTCACGGGTGTAAGTTGTCCCCACCAACGGCAGGTTAATTTCTGGGTCTAATCGCTCCAGTTCCCCGATGAGGAATGCGCCACTGGCATCAATGGTGCGCTGGCTGTCGTAAGTGATCATATTGATTGTTCCTTAAATCTTGTAAGAGATTTCAGTGTTACCAGCGGTATCACCGGCACCCGTGAAATAAGCGTTAGGCAGCACCACGGTAGCGTCAGCAATCGCAGCGGCCAGCACAGAACCCAGAGGGCTAGCTTCGGTGGCATCAGCAACACGGATGTAAACTGGCGCACCTTTAACAACGCCAGCAGCCGTAGCACCGATATTGACCGTCATGTACCCACGCTTTAGCGCATCGCCGGCGAAATTGTTACTGGTACCGATTTGGCGCACCTTGTCGGGTGTTGAAGTGGTTGGGAATGGGCGAACAAAGATACCGACGATCTTGTCGGCAGTGTCGTCCTCCTCCAGTGGTACAAAGAAATTGCCGCTGAACTTTCCGGCTAGTCCGTACTGACTGAACGGGTTGGCCGTATTAATCAGCACCGGCTCAATAGTCAGATCCTGTGGGCGTGAGACTGCCCCGGCAATGCCCGCAGGCATCCGGAATAAATATGCTGTCATGAATTAGTTTCCTTTTTTAGCCCAGAACGCGGCGTTCTGTTTATTGAGGTCGGCGGCAGTAGGTCGGCGGTTAGGTAATGCTGAATCGGTGGTTCGGTGGTTCAACTGCGTGTTGTTGCGGCTCTTCGCTACTTCACTAGCAGCAATGAAAGCCGCATCAAGGGAGAGCTTTGGCATCTTGGCAAAGTCTGGCTTGTCACCGACAATACCTTTCAGCACCTTTTCACCCTCGGTCGTTTTAAACGCGGCATCCAGTACGGTGCGTTTAAACGCTGATAGCTTCCCACCTTCAGGGAGTTTGATACCCGGCACGATCAGCTCTGCGCGCGAGACGACATCCTGATGATAAGCTGCGTCAGTAGTGATACGTTTAGCCTCTTCTTCCTCGTCCGGATCGGCGTCAGTGGTAGAACCTAACTTTTCCAGAATAGCGGCCAATGTAGTTTCAATTGCTGCAACACGAGTTTCGATATCACCACTGTCATTAGTTGAAATAGCATCTAACTCCGGTTCCTGTTTCGGTAACGGCTGTTGCGGGTTAATGGTGATATTGATGGCCTTTGGCAGTTCGCCGGTACCTTCATCATTAGTCAGCTCAGTAGGGACGCTTTCCATTGCCTCCTCCATCGCTGCCGCGTCTTTGGTTTTAATGGCTCGGCGTAGCTTAGCTAGCCAGGTGTTATTGGTTGTCATACGTTTACTATCTCCAATTGAACAGCGTTTCCCTGCGCGTCCCGTAGGTACGAGGGCAACATGGTTAGCTATAATGTCGTGCTGACGGGCTTTGCCTACGGCGGTTTGCTGATATTCGGCATCGTAGCCAGCCGAAATCTGATCGACACCATCGTCAAGAATTGCCGATATTGCTTCGGCCTTCTTCACCACGATGTCGGCGATCATTAAATCTGATTGGTCACCGGTTCCGCGCCTGACGTTTTGAACGTGACCAACGGCGTAGCGCCCCCAGTTGTCAGGGGTGACATCTTCGATGGGGTGGGAAACTGTGAACGTCATTCCCTCAAAGCTGGCGAGTGTCTCAGGGCGAAAAACATCCGCCTCAGACCTTTCAACGAGAATTTCTCCGTCACTGTCAGATTCGATATCGTCCAGCTCTTCACCGCCATAAAGCTGCACTCCGGTTCGGCCTATCGGCACGTCTTTGCACAATAGGCCACCATCGCTCATGGTGAAGCGCGTCTCCCCCAGGCGGGAGTTATAGAAATATTGCATGGGTCACCTGCTGGATTGCGGGCATAAAAAAGGACGCCTAAGCGACCTGTCGAGATAAGGGATATTTGTGCTGATTTAGTGACTTTTTAACATAAGAGTTCTTAAGCGCACCGGGGAAGTGGCACTCATTTAAAAATGATACTGAAAGGGGTAAAAGTCAGTATTAACCCTCCTAAAACTCACCATTTATTACAATAACATTTTTATAACAAATCGCGGGTGTTGAGGTTCAGCCCATTCAGTCATCTAAGCCTGTGTTTTATCAATTTTACTCTCAGGGATCACAACCTCGCAGTAGCACCGACAATTAGGTAATGCCCCTGCGTGTCCGGTCATTCCATCTAGTGTGGGTGGATTCGTCCATGCGACAAACTTACCCTCCATTTTGGCGTGTGAATCTCTAACGTCACCATCTTCAGCGGTTCGCCAAATATAGCCATCAGAACCCGCAGAGAGTGATCTGGCTTGTGTCAGTGCTGTAGATGCTCGCCCTATTTCAGTTCGTGCAATGAGCTTTGCGCGTGATTCAGCGACATCACCCGATTTAAATATCTCTGCTGCGAAATCCTTGCTTCTCTCGCCATTGATCATCGCTTCAATGGCGCGGTCATGAATGCCACTCACTCTGTCTGCAGCTTCCAGCGGAAGAGATTTCATTAACTTGATATTTTCCTCAACGATACTACGAGCCACCTGACCAACGGCGCTGTTTGCCATGATATCGCGTAGCTCTAGCGAGATGTCTCTGGATGCCTGACGCCACATTTCTGATTCTTTACGGTTTACAGCATCAAACATGCTACTGGCGACACCTTCAGCCCATGGAGTAATGATTTCCGCATAGCTCGATAGGTGCCGCTGGATAAGCGCTACCGAGTCATTAGAACCATCGTAAGTACCATTTACGATGTCGCCGACCGCTCGCGCTATCTTGCGTAGCTGTGTTTGATATTGGACTTCCGCGCGCCGTGACTTCAGGCGCGTTGAGAGCTGCGCTTTCGCCGAAGTTCGGCGGGTCGATATCCTTCGCATTCTCTATGTCCTCATCGCTGATACTGGAGCCGATACCGGTGACACCTGCTTTGTCCCTGAGTTCAGTCATGCCACCCTGTAATGTTAACAAGCCTGAGTCCATCGCAGCATTGATGGTATTGACCGTTTGCTCTGCCACTGTTGCCCGGTCAGGTTCCGACATTTGCCAGAGAGGGTTGAAATCAAAGGAGAAGCCGTCAGGCAGTGCCGTACCAAACTCGGAGTAATGGATCACTTCGAATAATCGGCGCAGTGGGCGACGCAAACGGCGCTCTTGTTGAGTACCGATGTTGTCGTAGTAGTTAGCCAAGTCAGCGTCTCCAGTTGAGAACCCCGCAGGCGACTGACCAAATAAGCGCACCAGCGGAATACCTATGGCGCCGGCTATCTGCTGCGCAAATTGCGCCATCACGTCAGACAGTCCACCGAATGCGTAGCTGTGGGTTTCAAACGTGTCGGTATCATCCATCAGGGTAAGGCCCTCAGTGCTTTGGAATTGCCGGATCATGTCCATGCTTTTCATTAACGCATCAAGACCAGGTCCACCCATAGCGACCAACTCACGGAATTTTTTAACTTTGTAGGTGCGTAAATGCGCCTTAAAGATTAATTGCGCTGCACCGGTCGAAGTACTGTCGAATGCTATCAACCGGTCAAATAACCGCTCTATGATCGACATACCCCACTCGTTTTCTGTTCGTTTTTGCTGGTACGGGAGGCCAACACCATCAAGGCGAATTACCCTGCTGTGGTGTATCTTCATACTCGGAATACCGCTGCCAGTCGTGACGACCTGATAATATTTAGGCATACCGAGATCTGGCCCCATCTCTGTCACTCTATCGCTGATGGTTGGGTTAACCATCCAACGGTCGAGCACCAGCAATCCTTTAAACGCATCTTTACCAATGGTCTCTACCCGTAGTGGTGTTTCAGGCGCTTGACCGTCAATCATGATAAAACCAATTGCACCACCGTACAGTCGCGACCATTTGATCGTGTCGTTGATAGCGTCCCAGAGTGATAACTCTTCCCAGCGTCCTTCTAGACGCATCTTGGCATCCGGTGCCACCTTGGAGGTAATATTAATCCCTTTACGGGTCATATCATCTGCGATGGTATCTACCGCTGCGCCCACCAACCACGAAGACCGGTAAGCGTTTTCTATCAACTGACGGTTGCGGGATGTCCAATTCGGTTGATAGTTATAATCTGAACTTTGATTCTGGGTGCGAAGTCCCAGCCGAGCTGACTCGTTCTGATAGCTATCTCTCGTTTTTTGTGGTGCGGACGTTCTGCTTCGTTTGCTTTTACGCGACATTACGCCTCCCCAAATTTTAGCCATATATCCAAAGCATGATCGGTTGGAGCGAACGCCATAATTAGCGCATCAGCCATATTGGGCGACGGTATTCCGCGCTTCTTCATGTCTTTTTTGCTCTCTACTTTTACGCGCCCATTGTTGTCATAATCCACACGAGGTCGGGATAATTCAGCTTTGAGATATTCCAAATTAGGTAGTCCTTCAGAAAGGCTAATCAGCTCATCTTCTGGATAAACAGCCCCCTCAGTGATAGCCCTATATGTTTTATAAAACCGGTCGCGCACTCCCCACCAAGCCTGAGCCTTGATATTTGAAAACATGTCTTTATTGGTTTTGCCTGGCATGTAGTCATCATCTGGATCCTGCACAGCTTCACCAGCGTTAAATCCTTTGACGTTAATTGACGCCACGCGGTTTAAGTGAGCCTTAACACCAGCACCGATACCGATTGAGTCATAAATGATGGTGTGGATACTTTTTTCTGTTGCGTAAGTATTAACTTTATTGGATGAGTCAATGACATCACCCTTGTGCCAATTATCAATATCAAGCACCACAGAGCCATGCGCATAGCACAGTGCGTTACTATCCTCACCCTCATCAGCCACATCGAAACCCACACGACGCTCACCCGCTGGCTCGAAGCCTAACTTGATATGCGCATTAACCGCGGCAGCTATCCATGATGGCTTAATGATCGCAAGTTCGGAGTCCGCTACTGGTTTTCCCTCCCAAATATGCTGATAAAGGTCGTAATCTCGTTCCTTGCATTCCTCCATTTCGAGACGAAGCACCTCGGGGAACCATGGATTATCGGTATAGTTAACTTCCATTCGAATGCAATCAGCAGGCGGGCTTGAAACAAAGCGCTGGTAGGTGTCATCCAATATATTTTTAGGATTAAAGGATATCCATATTTCAGACCCGGGCTTTCGAATAGTGGGAATAAGAATATCCCATGAGTCTTTTGATACCGCCTCAGCCTCTTCCACCCAACAAATATCGACACCTTCTAGGGATTTTATTTTCGTTGGGTTGTTTTTAATCCCATAGAACATAAATTCAGAACCAGTAGACAGGTGCTTGATTGATGCCCTCTGAACTTCAAACTCTCCCTGATACCCTTCCCGCTGGATTGTGTCCTCAAGCAAACGAATAACCGAATCACTAATACTGTTCTGTAACTCACGCGCACAAAGAAATCGGCAGGAACTACGACGAGCAATCTCGATAAGCAATCTAGCTATGGACCAACTTTTACTGCTACCGCGCCCGCCGTGAGCTATTTTGTACCGCGACGAATGCACAAAAGGCTTAAATATTGGATTAATCGTAGACATATAGCCGCCCTATTACAGTTCAGAATGCAAGGCAGCAAAAAGCCGACATACTGAAAATCAGTAATATCATCTACCGTTTATGCGCAAATTATCTGAACAAGATAAATTTTAATGAAGTCTGGAAAAATGACAGGTATTGAGTCTGTAGAATGTGTTATTTCAGCCATAACCCTTACTCGATGGTACGAGTTAACCAAAAGTAATATGTAGTATTTTAAATACAGGTTCGGTTAATGACCATTATGTTAAAAACCCATATTTTCAACGTGCTACAGTAATTTTCTTTATCATTTTTCATCACCAAACAAGTCAGTGAGTGTCGGCAAGCCTTTAATGGTGTGCTCTGACTTCTTCGGCGCTTCCCAACCCTGCATTTCAGCAAGTTGCTTGATCGCCGCTTTTGAGTCATGAAGTTTCAACTTTATACCTTCGCGCCCAGCCGTTAACTCAGCAATCGCATCCAGCATTTCCGGATTCTGCTTCACTGAATCTTTGAATCGCCACACCGCTTGGATGATAGGTTTACCATGCTCATCTTTTCCTAACTCATGCTCACTGAACTCAGCCAGATCACGAATTGTGGCTCGCCCCATGGTAGTAAGCCGCTCCATTGCCTCCTCAAAGGTCATGATGGCTTCGTTAACTGCTTCGTACTGAGCCGACTGGAGAAAGGCTTGAACCTTACCATTTCTTACCATGGTGGCGGCTTTGGAGTGGATGCCCTCACCCTTTGCTTTACCGCCAGCATTGCGATAAGCCTCAGCCTGTCGGTCGCCATTTAGCAGGCATGTGACAAACTTTTTCTGTAATGGTGTCAGGGCATCGAAAAGCGCCTTTTGTTCTTCTGTCAGCGTCATTCCGGCCATGATTATTCCCTTTTACTGTTTGTCGCTATTCGAGTAGAAAGTAATCATCGCGTGCTTGGTTGTTTCCACAATGCGCTCTACGGTCTCTTTCCCGTATTGGCCGCTAGGGAGTTCGAGCAAGCGAGATTTGATTATGTCACTGGCGTCCTTTATCGCTATCAAGGGTAGGTCAGTAAATTTGATTTCTGGAGTAGTATTGTTTTTGTCTACGCCGCTCTGCACTGGCTGACTTAAGTTCTGGGTAACAACTTCACCATCAATCCCCCCAACCACATATGAAGCCGCAGATAACGCTAGCTTATATTTATCTTTTTCTGACCCTTCTACCTTGGGGAACTCAACTACTAAAGTTTCGCCATCACTAAGGCTGATTATTAATACATTTGGTTTCATTTAGAGTTTCCTGCTGGTTGGTTTGCTGATTTTTGATTAAAAACCGGTAATTTTTGACACCTGAGAAATTTCATACAGCGTGTTTGTGCTGTTTTTCTCGTTGGCCAATCGCCGATTTCAGAATTAAATAAAATGCCACCAGCCTATTAATGCTCAGGGTGAACGGTGGGAAACAGGTGGTAGCATTGCTTATCGTGCATTGTCGCAATCACTCATTGAATGACTGCTGCAATACAGGCCGTCTCTCCGGCTGTCACATCACTTCGCCTACCACGGCTGATGTTGCCGCTAATGCCCGACATCGACCGGGGTATTGGTTGTTTTTGATTCCACGGATACGCTCGATAGAGAGGAACTATGTCAGGGCTAATATCTGTGGACTGCGACAGCCCAGCGCTATTGATGTGTGGTGCTGTTAATGATTAACCGGTCGTCAGTAACAACCTTTTGTAGGGCGGTGACCTTCTTGACTAACTTGTCGGCTCGTTCAGCGATTGAAATAAGAAACCCGACATCTGAGTCTGAAAATCCGCAATCTCTGGCTGCATCAGTGAGCTGTCCACTGGCGGGAGTAACGGACATATCCCCAACTGAAGCGGAGAGACACTCGAAGCGCTTTTGCAGCCTGATATGGCCAGCGCGATAAGCAGCAATAGTGCCTTTTGCTTTGTTCTCAGCATCTGCTACCCCTTGTTGATATGCTTTTAATCCAGCTGATTGCGCGGCTTGAAGTTGAGCCTCTTTCTCGGCGGCGCTCTTTTTAGCGGCTTTCTCTGCCTCTAGGTCCGATTGGTTACGTCCAGCCCATTTAAGAGACCACTCTGTATTTTTGCTATCACTGCCCCACCAGTAACCGCCGCCGACTAAAACTGAAACCGTCAGTGTGACGGCTATCAATCCCAATAAGGTTTCTTTCATGCGGGTATCTCAACGTGCGGACCGTCTAAAAACTTAGCGGGCTTATCATTTGGGTTATCAGTCCACGTAATACCGAAACGCAGCTTAACGCCAAGATCTTTACCCGCCTGATGCATAGCATTAAGAACCGGTAGCCAGCACTTATAGTCGTTCCAGTCACCGCCAACAGGGAAAAGATCTACAGCATTGCCAGAGATATGACGGCTATTCATGGTCTGACTCTTGCCAGTGGCCACCAGCTCTTTTTGCCGTTCTACAGTGCGCAGTCCTTCGATCACGCTGAAATCGACTATTGAAATCTCTAACGCACGGCGAACGACTTTCAATAGGTTTGGATTAATGCCCTTGAGGTTGTTCTCGCTGCGCTGACTGAATCGAAAATTATTGGTCTGCATTGGTCTTCATTCCTGTGATTTTTTCCCAGAAGAAAGAGAGCGCTACGCTACCCATCGTTCCGCTCATACCTGATACCACCAGCACGTAATAGATACTTAAGCCAGATTCAATGCTGATTAGCCCACCGATTAACCCAGCGAACCCCGATACAGCAACTTGAGCAAATGCCGCCACCCAGCTCCATGTGGTTTTATTCGTTCTGGTATCAATGATGTATTTAACGAAGCCGCCATAAATTGACATGGCAGCAATAAGTACCCAAACGATAAGGCCGTATGAGCCGGGGTCATTTTTTGGCATCTTCATATCTCCCCCTCCCCATGCGGGCTGGGTGTGTAGTTAAGGAATTTAGCCCACCAGCGCAACCACTCATGCGGAGTAATGTGTGTGGAGTTGATTGGGTGACTGATGGGCTAAAACGAAAAAGGCCACGCAATAGCGCAGCCTTAAAAATTGGACCATATCGTTAACGTCACCGACGTGGTTATGCGTGGGCTACTTAACGTTAATGACTTTGAATCCAATCACTGATAGTTGGGGGTTTAACTAATTCGATGCTGTTTTTCAAAACTGCACACCGCCCGGCTTTGGCCTGATTTTCATTACAGCCTAACTCACGTAACTGGCGAGTAAGTTCAGGGTATTTCTGTTCGGTTTTTGGAACATTGCAAGCTAAGTTTGTTGAGTCTGCTGATGCTAGTGGATAATTACCCAGCACCCGACCATCAAGCATTCGCAGTCCATGGATTTTTGTTGAGAATTTATTGCGGCAGTAAATCGCCTCAAAAGCCTCATCCATCCGCTGTCGCCATTCACGGGTGCGTATAACGGCATACTGTCCGGATGATCCAAAACACACGCGTGGCCATTCGCTACAAAGCTCTATCAAGCGGTCAATACTTTCATGCAAATGCCATACAGGTGCAGCTTTATCGCGAAATATTGATGGCAGTCTACGGATTAGTTCGTCGTTATCAGCCTCACCACCATCTACAACGTCGGGGATAACGAAAAAACCTAGTTTTTCATGAAAATAATACGCCATAAGCCAGCGATAAAAGTCTGCCCAATCAATTTTCAACCCACGTCTCCATGCGCTGAACGCCCCATTGTCTATACCAACTTCATCCGAGTATTGAAAAGCGAGCCTGATTTGATCGGGGCGAACGTACGAAACAAACGAACCAGCTCCAGTTAACGCGATCCGACAAACATTGCCGCAATCACCCCAGATAGGTGTGCCATGAAAGTGAATTGTCATTAGAGGTAAGTATTTAGTTTTGACGAACGTCAGATGATGGAAATAAAAAAGGCCCACCGAAGTGAGCCTTAAAATTGGTGCCAGAGTAAGCGTCTGGTTGCGCATTCCCACATCTGGTATTGTTAAATCGCCAGAAATAACCACACCAAATATGGAGAATTAAATGAGTGAATCAAACAAAACCACGAATGAAAGCAAACCTCAACCACCAGCGCCACAAAAACCCACACCAGCTAAAGATGGTTTTTCTGTTGGGCGAATGATAGTTGGTGATTCTGCTGATGGTCTCAGGAAAAAAAGTAAGTAATTACTGAGACGAAAATCGCACAAGCAGGGGTGAGGATCGTTGCCATCCTCGCCCTTGTTAGTCTAGTTCTTATTTTTACATTATCGCAAAGCAACTCATCGGCAGTCATACAGAGCGCCTTTAGTCTGTATCGCCGCATGACAGCCAAGCGGTTACATTCACCAGCGAACCCGTTACTTTTTAATCCGTCAAATCCATCCGTGCTGAGGGATTTATAACTTTCTGTGTAAAGCGTACTCGGGGAAGCAGAAACAAGTCCATGCAGACTGACAGATAGCACTCTCGTAACCAAATATATTGCACATGCAGACCAGTACAGAGTGAAAACTATTAGCCCTGCACTTAAAAAGTCGATATTCGGCCTTTGCGTTAACAGCAAAAAAGAAGAACCAATACCTACAATCAGGATACTTAATAACTTGTACCCGTTCTCTTTATTTACGGTGTTTGACTGGTAGATATCCCTTATGCACTCTTCGCCCTGTGCCTCTAGAAACCCGAGCAGGTCATCATCAGCATCCAGAAAATAATCATCAGGTAGATTCTTCATTTAATCCCCTCTCTTATGCTGCTTTATAGCGGTTGGATTTGCCAACCCATGCATCCATGCGAATACAGACTTATTTTCTGTCGGATGATTGTACATAAGTGATTATCACACATGTAAAAAAGCCCCGCGATATGCGAGGCCTCAATTGTTTTCCTTGGCGCTCATCTACAGAAACGCCCATGATTTAGAGAAATTACGCCAAGTTTATGCAAAATGCAAGCGATATGTTTAAAAAATGCCGCCATCAGTAACCATCATGCCGCTATCGTGTAATTCTCTGAAACTCATCTTCTGCGTGACTCTCTTCAATGTCGCATTTAGTCACCAGCGACTCATAGAATGGCTTCCAGTTACGTGACCAAGATGATTGGGTGAGTTCTGGAAGCAACGCTGTAATCGCTCTGTAAGCTGTTGTTGAGGGTGTCCGTTTGTGTCCAATTCCTGAACAGCGCTCACACTCTTTCTCAACTGGTACGCCAAGCCGTTTGGATTTATCAAGGTCGCGCACTTTGCCCGTTCCATTGCAGCGGCAACGATGGGAGATAGCGCCTTTACCATTACAGGATTGGCACAACTCACGCACTTGCTCATTTCTGATGGTCGGGGATATTTTCTCTTCGCCATCTGCGCCAATGTAGCCGGGGTAAGTCACAACATCACGAGTGACCGTGATAAACCGACGCCCACCGCAACACTTGCATGGGCTGGTTGTCGCCGCTGAGCTGCTGTATTCCTCATAGGCAAATTTAGCCAGAATAACCATGCATTGAGCCATTCGACGGCCAGAGGCTTTACCGACATGCTTCGGCGCTTTCTTCATGGCGTACTGAGTAAGCTGCTCAACGGTTCTGATCCGGTCTTCTTTGCTGATGCCAACCTTACCCAGATATGCAGCCATACCGAAACTAGCCCGAGCCTCAACCATTCCCATTGCAGCGGCTAAATCCGGTCCCTTCAGCGAATCGGAAGAGGTCGCGCGGGAAGAATCGGTAATCATCTGGCTCTTGGCGCTGAACTGTTTCATTGCTGATTCTAATTTCATTATGCCGCCCTCTTTGTATAAATCTGTTCACGAACCTGATCGCCATTCATTAGCATGTCGTTGAAATCATCATTGTCGGGCCAGCGTACGCTAACCGATATCAGGTCATTTTTTGCTCGTAGGTTACCCATCGCACAATTAAATGCCGCCGCTTGTCCCGTGGCTGAATGTTTATCCATATCAGCAAAAATAATGAGGTGTTTGACGCCAGCCGGTACCCTGAATTTCTCCATGAATCCAGCATTCATGACTGACCATGTATTGACCCCGTAAACTTGATAGCAGGACAGAGCTGTTTCTATCCCTTCTGCAATCCCCAATGTGGAAGCGACTGGAAACATGCGTATCGCTACTGAGCGGGTGTGATCGAGGTAGTTCTGTTCCTGAAGTGACTTAAGTCGCTTGGCGCTATCACCAATATTGGCTTTTTTATCTCCATCAAGCAGGGTCTGATGCAGGTAACAGAGTTCACCCTTATCATCTGTAGCCAAAGAATAAAGCGCCTGATATACCCGACCGGCATGCCGTTGTCTGTCGCAGAACCGGATAGCCTCAGCCGGAAGACGGCTAATGCCACGCTGACGCAAATAATCTGCCCCCGTCGTACCACGCAAGCCCACCAGCTTTGAAAACTTACTAATGACACGTTGCCGCTGTTTCGCTGCCGAGCTGGTGACTGGAATACTGATATGGCGGTAGTTGTTGCCAATAAGCTGATCCACTTCGGCACACAACTCAGAAAATGATTTACCCTGCGTCATATTGAGTAGCTTCATGCCATCGCCACTATCACAAGTACAAATCCATGTGCCTGCACCGTCACGATCATCAATACGGAATTTGCCACGAGCGCCACATACCGGACACTCTCCCTTGAAGTGATTTTTGCCCGTAATTGGCGGCAAACCAAAGTACTCTAAAATCTCAGCCCATCGGCCTTTTGCGGCTTCTACTGTCTTCATACTGCTTTCCTTAAACTTTTACGTATATCTTCAAGCTGATTTTTGGCGCTGATTAACGACATGGTGGTGTTGTCGTCATGACACTGTTGAGGGGGTGGCTGAGATTTCTCTCTGCCTTTAGCAAAAGCGATACGTTTATGTTTAATGAAGTTGCTGACCTCGGGGGTTATCTCCATAGGGAAATCACTCAAACCATTAGGCCATTCGCTAAATTTGTCGTGGAAGGTATGTGAGCACCACCCATCACTCACCGGCTTGCCCATTGATGTGCGCTGCCGCTGATAGAACTTGATCTGACTCCACCAGGCTTGTTTGTCGGATTGGGTAAATACGCGCTTTCCCTTGCCTAATTTCTTTAATCCGCGCTGCGTATCGGTGTCCACATCCTGCCCAGCCAATGGCTTAAATCCACATTTCGGGCAAACGTATACCCCAGCAGGCTTCATGAAATGGCACTCAGTGCATTCTTTGGGGAGTTTTTCAGTGCGTTCCTCTGTTTCACGACTGGCGCTATCTTTCATGCCGTCGCTTTTAGAGCGCAGTTCGTTGTATTCGATGGAGTCAGGAAAGCCTAAGCGGTGTACGGTGCCGCTATGATCAAAAATAAGGCATGATTCCTTCCCTTGAGCAGTTCGAAGCCCACGCCCCAAACTTTGCAGCCAACGGATCTCACTCTTAGTTGGTCTGGCATAAATAACGCAGCGCACATCACTATCAAAACCGGCCACCAGCACACCGACACTGACGATGATTTTCGTTGCGCCTGTTTCAAAGCGATGAATAATAAGCTGCCGTTCCTCGTGCGGGGTTTCAGCTATCATCACCTCCGCATTAATGCCTGATTTATTGAACTGGAGAGTTACATAGTTGGCATGAGCCACGTTCACGCAAAATGCTACCGTAGGCAGATCACGCCCGTTCTGAAGCCAGTTATCAACGATATCCCCCACAAGATCAGCACCACACATGATTTCTGCTAACTGGGTTTCGTTGTAGTCAGAACCATATTCAGCAGAAACGGTAGTTTTGACGCCTTTCAAATCAGGTTTACCGGGTGCATAAAATTCGTAGCCGCTCAGGTCGCCACGCTGGATCAACTCTCCAATAGTCGTTGGTTTAATCAGTCGGTTATAGTAATTACCCAAAAACGGGGAAAATGGTGTACCAGACAACCCAATAACTTTCACATTGGTTTCAGTTATCAGTCGATTAATCTCAATCAGGATCTGCTTTCTGCGTAGGTGGGCCTCATCAATGATCAACAGGTCGATATTGTCAGGAAAGTCGCGACGAATAAGAGTGTCTGCGCTGGCTATCTGAATTTTTAATGCAGGGTCATAGCTCGGATGATTGCGCCAGATAAAGCTGATCTCATCCTCTGGCAAACCGTATTCAACGAAACGGCGGGAAGTCTGGTTGATCAGAACAGTGAACGGGGCAACAAACAGCACACGCATACCGCGACTGACAAACCCATCAGCAATGAATGCCGCCAGTCCGGTTTTACCGCTGCCAGTGGGTGCATAGACCATGAAAGAATTAAATGACTTCCAGTCACTGCGCAGCATGTTCAGGGCGCGTTCCTGTGCAAAATTCGGTGTAATGTTCAGCATTGTGTAACCTCTTGCCTATTAACTATTCCAGAGAAAACCTTTCGTCTGGTCTATGCCTCATTTCGTATCACCTTGCTAGTACAGTGAGTTTTGAGAGCTAACATCCAGATAGAGATCTACCTAACCTATGGAGTTGTCTGTTGGAAAAGGCCTATTCCCATCCCTCATCCACCTCCCCCTTTTCCCCCCTCCTCCTTCTCCCTTATTCGTGTACTAGCTATCGAGTACATTGATATGGAAAAAGACGAACAGAGAATTTCAACTCACCAACACCTGACACCTTCAAGTCAGCGTGTAACTCACTTACCAACCACCCCGAAAATTTCAGGGCTGTTATTGCTTCACTGCCAATGGCGGGCTAACCGTGTACCCCTGAAGTGCTTTACCGTTACCTTTCACAAACAATCTCAGCCGTGTATTCGCCTCATGCCTTGCTTTGTTCTCCTGCCTGAATGAGACTGGCTCGGAGTAGAGCGTCACCTGATAAACCTCGGCGTACTTCACAACAACTTTTCGACGTAGCGAAGGTGGTAACTGCTGTAACTGCTCTTGAATCCACTTACCATCCTCGGGGCAAAAAACGGATGGCATAACTACCTGAACAGACTGCTCATACGTCATTGATGCCCCCTTACCGCTAAACTAGCCCTAGCTGAATCTGAGATTTTGATTGGCGCTTACGGGCTGGCTTACGTTCTGTTTTCGAACAATTGAACTGAACCCACAACCGCGCTTCCCGTAAACAATCATCAAAAGCAGCACCCTTGCGGCTTGCCTGAGCGAGTCGGTGATAGTGCTTAACGCCCTCATCTGCCCCCCCCCTAGCGACAACATCAGGAACGCCATCAGCCACCAGCGCGGACACAATGTGCTTATGGATGAACTCAGATGGGGTCATGGGTTAATCTCCGTAAATATCCGGCCGCAATTGTTCTTTCGTAACCGCACCGTGTGTTGCCGCTTCAATTCTTTTGGCTAATGCTGGCGAGGCTTTGCGGTGTCCGTATGCGATAAGATTCAGATAACCAGGTGAAGTACATGAAACATCCGCAAGCTTCCTCCACTCTTCAACTGAGGATTCTTTTCTCCAACCAAGCAATTCATGACTCATAGAATTAATCCCATTACAAAATGATAAATACAAGTTTATCTTTACGATAAATTAATAACAAGGTAAATTTATCATTCTGGGTATTTATCAATTTGCTAACAGATGGGATTATGTAGGTATGGAAACTAAAGACTTCAGACGCAACAATTTGCGCTCCCTCATGGATAGTTTTATTCAAGATGGGAAAACTAAATCTCAATTTGCTGACGCGATTGGGCTACCAGCCTCCCAACTCAGCCAATTGGTGAGCGTTAACGCCACTCGAAATGTTGGGGATATAATTGCGCGACGAATTGAGGCTAACCTTGGGTTGTTGAGAGGCTGGATGGATGTCCCTCACGACATTCCGCAGGCGGGTATGTTAAATCCCTCCTTAGTAGATAACACCTCTAAATCTAGTTTTAGCTTGCAAAACCTTGAGAAAAATTATACTGATCATCCATACAGGCTAGAATTGCTGGATACATTGCATAGCTGTGGGGGTGGGCGCGTGAACGGAGATTATCCTGATATAATCCAGTCAATAGAAGTTGACCCAGAATATGCCAAACGTATGTTTGGCGGGCGACCTGCAAGCTCACTAAAATTAACGACCGCTGACGGCGATAGTATGGCCGGCACCATTGAGCCGGGTGAGTTAGTGGTTATAGACATTACCGTTAAGACGTTCAGAAGCGATGGGATTTACGCCTTTACCTACGGAGAGAGTTCCCACATAAAGCGGTTGCAAATGCTTAGAGATAGAATCGTAGTTATCAGTGATAACCGTATTTATGATAGATGGGAGATAGACGCTGAAAATGAGGAGGGCTTTCACATTGAGGGGTTTATCGTCGGTAAATGGCAAATGGCATATTCTCGACTTGGATAATTAAACATCGTGATTTATCACATAGACCAGCCTAGCGCTGGTTTTTTTTCGTCCCTACAAAAAAAGATAAATTTATTTATCTATAAATATCATTAATTTATCTTTTTATTACAGCCTACGCATAAATAATTTATCATTTTGCTATTTACCATCCGTTATCTTTGAGATAAATTAACTCTATCGAAAGCAGACGGAGGTAGATATGATCTCAATAACCATACCGAAGCACAAAATTGAAGATGCCAGTGATAGCATCAATGAAATATTCGTATTAGTTTCGATGGTGAAAGACGCTCTCGATGATGAAAAAGAAACAACTGATATTAAATATGCCGTATCAGGAGTTTTAAAGTTAGCGAGTAATTTAAATTCATCATTATTTTATTTATTGAAAGATGAAAACGGCGAGGCTAAATCATGAGCGCATTATTGAGCAATACTGAAAAAGCCAAACAAATGGCATTTCAAGTTGAAGTGTTATTGAGAGCTGGTGATCAACCTGATTCATTAGAGGATGGCGCTGAATTAATTAATCTAGCCTATTACAAAGCAATTGAACTTCGCAAATATCTTGAAGATTTAATGATTGAAGTTAAATCAGAGGGTGAATAATGAATAACTTATCTAACCGTATTAGTTCGGCTCTGGAACCGCGCCAACGAAACCAGAGCCTAGCCTTAAATAATAACCACAACGTTTTTAATAAGGTTGAGACAGATTCTAGCTTAACGATATTTATCTTTGCAACCATTAAGCGATCTGACGTTAAAGCTAAGCCAGTCATGAGGCGTGTAACCGCAAGAAACTATAAAGACGCTCGGCAACAATTGATTCGCGATTACGTTATTTCATTCGCAGGCTGCATTCCTAGCAAGGGGAAAATGGTATGAGCAAAAAGCAAATTACCATGGATGATGTAATGTGCCGCATCCAGCAAGCGCAAACAATATTATCTTTTTGGCGTGAAACCATGACTACAGATGATGGTAATTATCCAGACATGGTTGACGCTGTGCTCACCATTCTTGATGGGTTATCTGATGCAGTGGCGGTTGAAATGGATAAGCCTAGTGAGGTGAATTATGGCGAATAAGACAGCAATCGAAATCGCACCTAACTATACCGGTCGTGTAGTTCTCACTATCGAGAACGGAAAAATAAAGAGTGAGGAATATCTTCGTGACTCCATCTTTATTGCGACGCTAGAAGCATTTACTGAACTAGCAAAAATGGCGGGGTATTCATTGAGTGTCGCAACAGTTCAGGAGTTACCCAATGGCGCATGAAATCACATTAGAGAAAGCGGAAGAAATGGCGTATCAGGCTGAGTTGGTTTGTCTCTTGCTTGAGAGTTACCCTGGTGAATTACAGGATGGTGATGTCTCAGCGATTGCAAGCCTACTAGCAAAGCTAACGGGACGTGCTGGTGGGTGGTTACGGGAAGAACGAGCGCAGCGTTTAAAGGCGGCTGGCGAGGCTAACCATGAATAGTTTACCTATAGCCACTTTGAGCAATTCTGATGTTTCGATAAAGGCACATGGCAAAACATATAACCTGAATCTGTTTACGCCAATCGAGCAAAACAAATTCATGGTAGTAATGCCCGACGACACTATGACCGGTGAAATTGAGTGTCGCGATAAAGTTATTATCGATACAACACCGGTTCGTTACTTAGAAGATGGGATATTTGCTTTCTTTCTTGACGGTATTTTCATGATTAAGCGGCTCCAGTTCATCCGTAACAATGTATGGGTTTTGCCATCAAATAAGTTTTATCAAAGTTTTGAGATTTCGAGCAAAGAACTTATCGACCTTATGATTATCGGTAGGGTTATTTATAGCCAAGAAATCAGGAGCCACTAACAAATGAAAATTGATAAAGTTGACCCAGCCAGATTCGAAGAGTGGGAATTCGATTTAATTGATGATGGCGGTATTGAAGTAGCATTCCAATTAAATCCTGAACCTGTTTATTTCGTTATGCGTCATGGTCGCCGTAAAAAAAAATGCCTTAGCCGTGAAACTGCGATTAATCGCCTCGCCCACTTCATGACTGAGAAAGTATTTAAACGAGCAGGCGTTAACTCTCGCGTTGGTGAAACATATAAAGAAGTTAATGGGATTATTCACTGGAACCGAGGCGAGTCGTCACCAGATTATATAGCCGCACATACACGCTGCGTTCGTCGCATTCGCCGCCTGTTAGCCAAACGGCGCGAAATATTAAAACAGGAAGCCAAAAAGAAAAAGCAAACTGAATCTCTTATCGATAAATATAAAAAGGCAATAGATAAGGTTGCCGAATTAAAGAAAGAGATTGTAAGTCTTAATTATTAACTAAACAAAAATATTAACTATGGCCTTCGGGTTAGGACTCCCCATACCTAAAGGCCGGAAAATAAGGCAACTCGAATATGAGCAACATTGAATTAATCAATAAGAGACGTAAGCACATCGTTGACGCAAAACTTGAATCAATGATGCGCAAAACAAATAGCCATTGCGTCATTGTCAGCTTGAAAGATGGCGGCATGTACACCGTTGAATTATCCGAGAGAGTCCTGATTGAAGCCTTGATAGATTTCGAGGCTGAAGTTTATGGCGAATACAAACGGCTCGAAGCTGCGGAACACATCATCAATACCTATGACAGTTTTTTATCTAAAAGCGGCGATCACCTTACTGAGGCGGGAAAAGATTTCATGAATGCCATTGTAAAAAATATTGCCGAAACGACTAAGGCAAAAGGAAAGGCAAAGTGACTTTATCAGGCAACCGCATCCCGCTTCGGATCTACATCGGGGCCACTCAGATTTTAAACCGGTACCGCTGTGGGGCTATTCATCCTCGCCGCACCTATCAACATGGTTATCTGTCCTTACGCATTACCCACCGCTGGCGGTTGTTATCGAAAGATGGTGGGAAGCACTGGGAGGCAATGAGCCACCAGCGATACAACAAAGAATTGGGGGTGTAAGTGATGGGAATAAGCAAAACAAACAACCAAGAGCGCATTGATGTTGGGTCGCTACTGACGATTACAGACCACCTTGAGGCATTGAATGTTGCTAACACCACTCTGGAAAGAATTGAGTCGCAACTAACTAAAGCCAGTGATAAGGCCAGTGATTGGTATACCCGCGCCACTACCGCACATAAAACGTGGCATTGGATCAGGACTCAGATTTGCGGACAACTATCTGTTTTAAGGCAGAAGGAAAAAGAAAGGAATATCAATCTGCATATTTCGAAAGAGCACTTTTTGATTCAAGCATTGCAGCAACGGGTAACAGCGGAAGAATATGAGCAGTGCGTTCTGATGGCAAGCGAAAAGGCCACTTCGGTGCATGGCGGGTTTATTCAGGATAATGAGGACTAGTAAAATGAGTCAGTTAATTAGCAATAATCCAATGATGGGTAGCCGGAAAATTGCAAAGGCCACCGGTAAAAATCATGACCACGTGAAGCGCGACATTATTACCATGTTGGAGCAACTAAAAATCCATCGTCCAAATCAGGAGGATGATGATTCAAAAGGTTTTTTCATTTCCAGAAAACAATATCAAGGACGTGATGTTATCGATGAAATCTGGCTGAACGAAGACCTGTCGATGACGCTCATTACTGGTTATGACCCTAAGCGCCGACTCGCACTTATTGAGCAATGGCAGGAAATGAAAACCGAGCTGGCCCAGCAACGCATTACTGCGCTACCAGCACCACAGGAAACCCACATGAATAATGACATTCTTTCTCTGGCTCGTGTTGTGGCAGAAGCAACCGCATCGGCAACCATGAAAGCTGTAATTGATATTGTTGGCATTCAGAAGTATCAGCCAGTAGCTGAACCGGTTGCAGCTATCGCCCCACCAGCACCAGAAACATTGCAGATCAATCACCAAGCACCTGTTGGTGAACAGCCTGAATATGTCCTTGTGTCTGAATTGTCGTGGGCTTGTGGGTTGTCAGATGATGCCTGCCGCCGATTGGTTAAGTTCTCGAACCTACCCACCCGCCGGACCAATGGTGATAAAGGCCATTTACTGGTTCACCGTGATTCGTTTATGTCGGCGGCTCAAACGTTGCTTGATGAATCCATACCACCCACAGGAAAGCTTAAGCGCTGGCAGCATCCAGAGTTCAAGGGTTTCACCTTGCGTCTGAACTCCGAAAGCCACACAGGAGAAGCTGAATGAAAAAGGTATTTGAGCTGATTATGTGGACGTTGTTCTTCTCCACCATCGGCGGGATCGGGATTATTTCTGGCTTCATGGTGTGGCTTGGCATGGTGATTTGGTTGCGGGAGGTGTTGTCATGAAATTCGATTATCAAGACAGTGGCGCAGTAGCCACCATCACGATCACCAGCACGATATTCGAGTTCCGCAAACATAATCGCGTGGTTGATACGGCGCTGTTTCTGACGAACGTCAACTCCAGCAGAACGGGAACATTCTTCATGAAAACTGTGCTTTCTGGTCGCTCTGCGGCGGTGCTCAAGGCTTATAAACTTGTTGTTCGGGAGGCGTCGCGATGAAAATTATCACTAAGAACTTCCGCTTGAATGCGCTAGCTAACCAGTATTCAGCAGCAATTTATGACCACGTGAAGCAACAGAACGGCGGCGATTTCTTCATGGTAGATGCTGGTGAATTCCCCCTTCGCATTGAGATTGCAGGCGGCGTGTCAGGGGTTCGCGGCTTGGTTGATGCCTACTGCCTGGAGGCCTTAAAGCTGAATTACCCACAATGGGAAACGTTGGCAATAGAATTACTGAGTAAGTGCCTGAAAGAAAACAACTCTGTCACAGACACAGGAATTGAAATCTGGCAAAGCATGGGTTCTGACATGGGCTCCACCGTAGCTGGGGGGCGTAATGAGCGATAAACCGCTAATTATCGACGCCTTTAATTCTAAAGGGGAGATTTCCCCCCTTTTTGAAATGCTCTATGACACTGGATACCGCAAGGTGATCACCCATGGGTAAACAGGCTGATATCAACGATACCCAAGTACGGGCAACGGTGCGGATTGATGACGGGCGCGACTGGACGAAGTGGCTGAACTGGAGAATGCGGGAAAAGTACCGCATGCGGAATGGGATAAATGAAGCGCCACCAGCTAGGCCAAAGGTAGCACCAGTGACAATAACACCGATTAAACAGCCTCGGAAGCGGGGCTATAAGGTGGTTCAGAAAGCGATAGGGGCGGTGTGATATGAAAGAATTAACTTTGAGGCAGCGGGAAGTTTTTAATTTTATCACTGCGTACATCAGCACTCACAGCATGGCTCCAACAATAGTCGAAATTGCTGCTGGTATGAGTTTTAAATCTCCAAATGCGGCCAGCATCCATATTACCGCACTGAAAAAGAAAGGGGTTATTCATGTAAGGCGTGGAGCCTCTCGCGGCATAACGCTAACTGACTCCGCAAGAACGGTGTCAATGAAGCCGGTGCTACTCCCTCCCCTGATTGATATCGAAGGGTTAGAGGGTGAAGACCTAAACGCCGCGAACCATTTCAACGCAGCAATAGTGATGTGCTCGATCGCAATCAGGAAAGCAGGCTATCCGTCTGAGTGTTCACCAATGTTTTACCCTACAGATAAGAAAGGGGGCTGATTATGGCTACAAGATATATTAAATGGCCCGAGATGTTACTGCTGACCGGAAAGAGCAGACCAACAATCTGGCGCATGTATTCCAAACGCAATGAATTCCCAAAACCGGAACGCACAAAAAGCGGAATTTTTTTAGGTTGGTCTGAGGCTTCTTATGAGGAATGGGTTCATAGCAAGAAGTGTTAA